AACAATTTCAACTTTTTTTACAAAAAGGGTTGACAAATCAGAAAGAACGTGTTACAATAGTCTCATATTAAATTAATGGAAAAGGTGAAAACATGAAAAAACTCGTTATACAAACTCAATACAAAGAGAACTATGCAGCATGGGACTGGGATGGCCAGGGTGAATGCCCACAGGGCTGGAAGTTCAAAGGTGGCACGACTTACGTTATGCCGAATTGTGCTGAGGATATCGACGTTGATAGCGTGGTTGAAGCCATTTCATCTCACATCACTGTGAGTAACGACCACACCGCTGAATATATAATTTCAGCAGATGTTGTTGACTACAACAAGAAAGTCTGCGAAGACTGGGAAACTACTACAGAGTTTACGCTCTTCAGTGGTAAGCCTGGACAAGTTACTTTCATGAAAGTGACTGACAATCGTGACATGGGTTACATGAAGTCTGAGATTCTCGAGAAAATCGAAACTTGGACTGCTGAAGTCGGTGGCGATTATTGCGAACGTGAGAATTACTCTGCTGAGTTTCTCATGGAAGACGGAGATTTCTGCAGAGGAAATGCAGAGTTAACTGAGTGGTTTGATGCTCAAAAAGAGGTTGCTTAATGGCAAAACAAAAACAAGAAGAATTTAGAATACTGACAGCCCGTCAGCATGTTCGAGAGCGTATCGGCATGTACATGGGCTCAAGCTCTAAAGAATCTATTGAAAGATTTGTATTAGGCGAATGGAAAGCTGTAGAATACGTTCCTGCTCTCACTAAGATGATTGATGAGATTTTGGATAATGCTATTGATGAAGCCATTCGTACTAATTTTAAAAAGGCTAATAAAATTAATGTTACTGTTAATGAAGCAACAAATACAATTACAGTAAATGATAATGGCCGTGGTATTCCTCACGACAAAATACATGACGAAGCATCTAATAAAAAGATACAAAGACCAGTTGCAGCATGGACAAGAGTCAATGCAGGAACATCATTTGACGATGAACGAGTCACTATTGGAACAAACGGTGTTGGTTCAGCAGCAACCAACTTCTTATCTACATCTTTCCAAGGTAAAACTTGGTCAGGTGGAAACTTACTTGAAGTAACTTGTACAGACGGGGGTAACACAGTAAATGTTAAAGAAAAGAAAAGAGCAGGGAGCGGAACGGAAGTTTCTTTCACGCCAGACTTCAGCTTATTTGAGACAAACTCACTATCAACTTTGGGTACGCTGGACTTGCTTGAAGATAGACTTATATCTTTATCGATGTCGTTTCCGGAAATTCGTTTCTCGCTTAACAACAAAAGAATAGCGATCAATGATTTAAAGAAATATGCATTACAATATAGTGAAGATACAGTTATTGACAAGAGCGATAATCTATCATTCTTCTTTGCACCATCTGAAGATGGATTCAGAACTACCTCTTATATAAACGGTGTTAATACAAGACAAGGTGGAATCTATGTAGAGCATCTTGTTAACAATACTGTTGATGAACTGATTACGCTTATTAAACGTAAACATAAAATTGAAGTTGCAAAGACAACTATTAAAGGTGGACTTACATTTGTAATGTTCGCAAGAAACTTTGTGAATCCAAAATTTGACTCACAAACAAAAGAGAGATTAACTAACTCTCTCGCAGAGGTAAGAGCTCACTTAGAAACATGTGATATTAAGGATTATAATTTCCTTGCTCGTAAGATACTCAATACACCAGTTATTATTGACCCAATCATTGAAGCTCAACTTGCTAAGAAGTTAGCTGCAGACAAACGTGCTGCAACAATGGCTCAAAAGAAATTACGTAAAGTCAAAGTTGCAAAACATATTGCTGCTAACAAAGATGATGCTACTCTTAAAATTGTAGAGGGTGATTCAGCTATGGGATTCTTATTAAAAGTTCGTGACCCAAACAAGGTTGGAGCATTTCCATTGCGTGGTGTTATTATGAACACTTGGGATATGAAACCTGCAGATGTTCTGAAAAACAAAGAACTATCTGAATTGGTAGCTGTACTAGGACTTGACATTAACGACGAAGACAGTGTTGACAATATGACATATAAACATATTGCTACCTTAACAGATGCCGACCACGATGGTATTGGTCACATCAGTCCATTGTTAATTGCATTCTTTTATAAGTTCTGGCCACGACTACTTCTTGAGCACAGAGTTAAAATTACTCGTACTCCAATTATGATATCCACATTTAAGGATAAAGTTAATTGGTTCTATACTTACGAAGAAGCATCTGAGTTCAAGCAAAAGAATTCAAATTGGAAACATCGTTACATTAAAGGACTCGGATCGTTGACAGAAGAGGAATATGATGTTATAATTAACCAACCACGGTACGATACTGTTTCAGTAGACGATGCCGGTCTTTTCCAAATGATGTTTGGTAAGGATAGTAATTTACGAAAGGAGTTTATGTTCGCATGAGTGATTTGACAAACTATATTAATGACGACAATCAATACTACCCATTGTCAAATGTTGCCGCAAGAGAGTGGAAATCATTTGCAATGTACACCGTTGAAAATCGTGCGATACCAAATATGATTGACGGACTAAAACCCGTGCAAAGGTTTTACCTATACTCCAGTATTCAAAACACAAAAAGAGATTTCAAAAAAGTTTCCGCCGTATCTGGTATCATATCAGATTATGGCTACAATCATGGCGAGGGGAGCGCAGCCGGTTCTGGTCAGCTCATGGCCGCGACTTGGAATAACAACATTTGTTTAGTTGAAGGCCGAGGGTCCTTTGGTACAAGACTAATCCAAGACGCCGGTGCCCCTCGTTATGTCTATACTCGACTACATGACAACTTTACTAAGTATGTTAAAGATGTAGATTTGAGTCCAGTACATGAAGACCCAGAGCATGAGCCACCTGCACATTACTTACCAGTGATTCCATTAGTATTAGCAAATGGCACTAAAGGTATTGCAACAGGGTTCGCTACAAATATTCTACCACACTGCCCAGATAGTTTGGCTGCAGCTTGTGAAGAATACTTACGAACAAAGAAAATTGCTACAGATACTATTAAGGTAAAATTCCCAGAGTTCAGTGGTACAGTTAAACAAGACCCACTCGAGCCTAAGCGATATACCGTAACTGGGGTTTATGAGAAGACATCTAAGACACAACTTACAATCACTGAAGTACCTTATGGACTAGACAGGGAAGGGTATGTAAAGGTATTAGATAAACTTGAAGATGACGGAGATATAGTATCTTACGAAGACCTTTGTGATAAGAGTGGCTTTAAGTTTACAGTTAAACTCAAACTTGCATCATCAGCAAAATGGAATGATGCTAAAGTTATTAACAAATTTAAATTATCAAAAGTACTTAGCCAAAACTGTACTGTGATTGACCAAGATGGTAAGTTACGAGAGTACGATGATGTGAGTATTCTTGTTAAAGACTTTTGTGATTACCGTTTCGGTGTATTGCAGAAGCGTATTGACAAGAACCTTGCAACATTTGAAGCAGCAAAAATATGGCTACAAATTAAAATGGAATTTATCCAACTTGTACTTGATGATAAAATCACATTTAAAAATAAGAACAAAAAGCAAATAGGCGATGATATTATATCACACATACCAGAAGCAAGTGTCTTGCTCGACCGACTATTAGCAATACCATTTTCTAACTTAACATCAGAAGAGATTCTGAGTTTAGAAAAACAAATCAAGCAAGCTGAGAAGGACTTAGACTTTTGGAATAAGGCGACACCTAAAAAGCAATTCTTGAGTGACTTAAAACTTATATAATGGAGAAAAATTATGGCTTATCCTAAAGCATTTATGCAAACACTTGGGTACTACCAATATGCCTACTATCCTAACGGAAAATTTGACAACACTGTAAACCCACAATACGATGGTAAAGGTGTTAAAACGAGATGCCTAGACCATCTTAAAGATAAACCTGTAGATATCGACAATCTAATTATTATCGGCAGAAACTTAGAAAAGTTTACTGAAGGTCGAGATGCTATTGAAGCTGTTCAAGCTGCAACTGAATCTATGCGAATCAATGTACTCGAACCAAAGCTTAATAAAATCAAAGGAATGTATGATGAACTATGGGTCAAAACTCCTATCAGTGTTCTTCGTGATGAGTGGTTAAAAACTCAAATTAATCCAGTTGCAGAATCACATAAATTTTGGAATGCTCATCCAGAGCTCGAAAGCGTTACTCAAGCAACTACAACAAACTCCTCTGGTTCTGTTTACCAAACACAAAGAATTAAAGGTACAGAATACAAGCTCTATGTTAACTATACTATTGACGGACCTGAAGTTGTTCTCAAAGTTAACTTTAGTAGGAAAGGAGTTGATGGCATGACAATGGACGAACTATTTGAAAAGTGGTCTACTCAATATGCAGAACTTGAAACAACTCCAGCAGGAGCTGATGGTGAATGGATTATTGCTGAAATAGGAAGCATTGAAGATACCATCGAATTTTTTGTTGAAGCAGCTTCTTATGAATGATTTAAAATTTACAACAGCAGGTGATTATATGAACCAAGAAAAAGACAAATGCGGCATGTGTGGCATTGAAACAGAATACACTAAAGATACTCATATTGATATGCGATATGGGTATGTAGAGGGAGCCGGACAATTCTGCAGAGTATGTTATACAGCAGGTATTGATACAGACAAAACTTTCGTGCATGAATATGAATAAAGTTTGGAAAATTTGGCAATACAGCCTTGGCGGATATTCAGACGATAAGACTGAGCCCTATGATAAGTATATCACAATTGTAAGAAGTGTTGTAGTGGGTGTTAACTTTATTACTTGCTTCTTTATTATGGCAAACGCTATTCACCACTGGTAATTCTACCAATTCTTAATATACAACATAAACGAGAGTGGTAAAACTGCTCTCCAGTTTTCTGCAAACATCTGTTCTATTTCATTGTTCTGAACATAAACACGACCCATATCTAAAAATGGTTTAACAACAGTATCTCTCCAGTTTTCAAAGCGTTGATCGCTTCCATAAAAAGCACTATGATGTACTCTTACGGCTATAAATCTAACTGAAGTACCAAGATAATCTAAATTATCTTCATGTAGTATATTAAACTCTGCACCATTCGCTGATACTTTTAAATAGTCAATATGCTCTATGTCATAATAGTCAACTAATTCTCTAAGTGACATGAGCTTTGTATCTTCTGGTATTTCACCATAGCCTAAAGTAAGGTCAACTTCAGTTCTTCCCATTGCTGCATGAATAGGTATTACTTTTGGTAGTTCATCTTGTTGTATACCGATAATATCTTCAGCACAATTTTTAATAGCACTTTTGAGTAAATTACGATTAGGCTCAATCATAAAAACTTTTTTGGCACCAGCATCTAAAGCTTTAGCTGAAAACATTCCAATATTAGCACCAATATCGACGCATATATCTTCTGGTAAAATCTCATACCACCAGTCGTAATCTTTTTTGTCGAAAAAGGATTTACTAAGAGAAGCAATATGGTTGATGGATAAGTCGGCTGTGTCTAGCTCGAAGGTAAGGTTATTTGGTTTTGAAAACATTATATAGTTCGCCTCGTATAAATAGTATAATAAACAAATTGTTGGAATTTATTGTATGATTAATAACTATTTATCGAGCGCGGGATTTAAAATAATCTTCAAAAGATTGCCGCATGTAGAATTTTTTTCAAATAAAATATTGCTACCATCGGTAACAACAAACGCAGTTAAGAGCGATACTCCACTTCGTGCCTACTATTCTGTAGGTGACCATTTAGCTTATGCTGATTTGGATTTAACATTTATTATTGATGAGAACATGGGCAACTATCGTGAGATTTTTAATTGGTTAAAAGGTATTGGTACTCCAGATACATTGGACCAATATGACAAACTAAAAAATAGTGCAGATGGTGATACTTCCGATGTTACTGTTTTAATTTTAGATAGTCATAAACAACCAAACTTAGAAGTAACCTACATTAACGCTATGCCCATCGGTTTGACTCCAGTAAGTTTAGATTTATCGAATCAAGATGTTCTCTATCCAGAAGCAACAGTGACTATGAGATACGATGCATTTGACATTAAGTTATTAAACTAGGGTTGACAAATCATAGCAAACCTGTTATAATATACTTTTATAGTTAACAACCGAGTTTACATTATGGATACAAATGACATATCAGCCCTATGGGCAAAAGATTCAGTAATCGACGAAACAAATCTTGTCGGAGAATCAAAACGAATCCCAGTGCTTCACAGCAAATATTACAATCTCTTTTATAGAGAAGTACTTCGGGTCAAAAAATTAAAAGCAGAATATAAAGAACTTGAAGCTCGTAAGCGTGAATATTACGATGGCTCAATGGCAGAAGAAGATTTAAAAGACAATGGCTGGAAGCCTTATCAGAAGAAAGTATTGCGTAACGAAGTAGATAAATATATTCAAGCAGATAAGGATATTATCAAACTCAGTTTAACTATTGATTACCATTCTGCTAATGCAAACTTTTTAGAAGACATTGTGCGAACTATTCATAGTCGCAATTTTATAGTAAAAAATATGATTGACATGTTAAAATTTCAAGCTGGTGATTATTAATGAATTGGTGGGATAAATTTCTCGAGTGGGGCTTTCAACAAGAAGCCAATAAACAATTCGCTGAAACACAAAAAATTATAGATGATGTAAATGCCATCGGAGGTGAACGACAACCTCAAAAGAAAGTTGTTGACATGATGGCTGACGATACTGACCCAGAAGAAATTACTATTGAAAACGCATATAAGACGAGATGGATTTGGTATCATACGATATTAGCTATCGGAATCTTTTTTACTAACATTATTTTATTCGGCATTTTTATATTATTAGCAATTAAGCTATGAGTGAACAGATAACCTTAGAACCTATTAATTCAGTCCACATGAAAGTTGTTGCAGATAGCGGCACACTCATGGAATTAGCTGAGCAATTTAGTTTCAGACCAGAAGGTTATCAATTTGTTCCTGCCTATAAAAATAGAGTATGGGACGGAATCATTAGATTATTCCAACCAATGCGACCAATTATCTATGTTGGTTTATATCCACACATTAAAAAGTTTTGCGACGACCGCGGATATTTCTTATCTGTACCAGACCACATTGGATTAGACGAGGAATTTGATGACGATTATCCTACTCAGCTCGCTGAAGAAATCGATTGTAAGTTTATACCAAGAGATTATCAAACAGAATATGTACTTAACGCATTGCGTAAACGCCGATCTTTATCTCTATCACCGACATCATCTGGCAAGTCTTTAATAATCTATTTAATACAACAACATTATTTTCAAGCATTCGGCCACAGAACATTAATTATTGTACCAACTATTTCTTTAGTCCACCAAATGAAAGGTGACTTTATAGATTATGGTTGTGATGAGAATGATATCTATACTATTCAAGGTGGTGTTGATAAAAATACTAGCTCACCGATTGTTATATCTACATGGCAATCACTTATTAAATTAAAGAAAGATTGGTTTGACCAATTCAAAGTTGTACTTGGAGATGAAGCACACACATTC